TCGTTGATTCAAATCTGTTACCACCCTTTCGGGCGAGCCAATCATTTCTGCTGGCTTCTCATCCTTTTTCATTGATGATGAGTTCGGACTATATCTTCATCCTTATTTCTAAGGAGTTTCGCGTGTAGTCTCTACGGACTCTCTGCTTTCGCAGGTTGCCTCGGTATTGTCCCTTTTGTTTTCTTGAAGGAGTTTCACCGATATAGCGAAATTTTCAATTGGCGCTTACGCAGCCAAAGACCCAATCGTGTTTAGGTAAATTGGTGGAACGAAATCTCCACCTGCTCCATCGGTGCGTGAGATGTCGCGAGTTTCAACTGCGACTTCATGTTGGTGACGAGCTAAGCGATCCCATGAATCACGATCGTTGCGAAGTTGTGCGCCGATCATGTCGCGAACGAAAGAGTTCTTTCCATCGCGGTCATAAGTCATTGCTTCGCGAGTTACAACAGCGCCGCCAAAGTTGGCAACCTTTGCTTCCTTGCGAGATTCTGCGATTGCTGCTGTGCGTGCTTCTACCTTTTCGGCAGTTGCGATGCGCTCATCTAGGGCTGCAATATCATCTTGCGCCTTTGAAGCGGCATCAAGAGCATCTGCGGTGACATCTTCTGCTGCCAAAGTTGTTTCAACCTCGGCAACAAGACCATCGCGCTGCTCCTTGAGTTTTGATGCTAGAGACATTTCTGTCTCCTCTCTTGGATTGGATGTGTTGGAACCAGTCGGGGCAGGTGCGCCGAGGGTTATGCCTTGACCTTGCGAGTCAAGGAATACTGTTTGAACTTGAGCGACAACTTGCGCTTTGCAAGATCGAGATCAAGTTCTTCTGCTGAACGCATTCCAACTGATGTGGAATCGTAGGCAGGGAGTGTGACAACTGAAACTTCATAGAGTCGCTCGATGTCATTGATTGTGCGAAGACCAGCATCGCGAGTCTGTCCTTCAGGAGAGACTGTGAATGCGAAACTCATCTTGTCCATATCGCCTCGGCGAAGTGCTGATGAAAGTTCTTGCGCCTTTGGATTTGCTGGATCAAGAGTTGCTTCCATATAAAGTCCGGTGGTGTCTTGGCGAAGTTTCAAAGTTCCAGATTGAGTTGAAGCCAATGGAATTCCTTCCATGTCATGATTGACAAGGAGGAAGACTGGGTCATCAGAAGCAAGTGCGCGAGTGAATGCTCCAGGAGCGATAACTTCGCGGAAGTTCAAGCCACTGGCTTCAGAGTTGAAGGTTGCGGCATAGCCACCAATCTTCAATGAGCCATCATCGGTTGCAACTGCACGAACTTCAGCAACCATTGTGATGCGTTCGGCTTGAGCCATTGCAGTTTTGCGAGCTTCAATCATTTCAATATCCTCCGAGCGTGGGGCAGGTAGGGCGGTGATTACTGTCAGAATGTCTGATCTGTGAACGACTGTGACATCGCTTGGAATCCAACCATTTCCCTGTTCCTTGTAGATACGAATAAGGAATGCTGGTTGATCTGGAGTTGTTTCCAAGACATAGCCTTCAGAAGACTTTGCTTGCCCCTTGGTGACAACTTTTTCAACCTTACCCTTGGCGCGACCATTTGAAGTGTTCCAAGATACGAATGAACCTTCGCCGATACGAGCTGCGGAAGCGCGACCCTCGAAAGGAGCCTTGATTGAATCGTCATTGAATTCTTTTGATAGTCGCGCATAGTAAGCCGCAACCTTGTCTTTGATTTCCATTGCATCAGAATCAGGAATGTTCACTCCGCCGCGAGCGCCATTCAAGACACCAGCAACAGCAAAGATTCCTTTTGGAACTGCAACAAGTGAGCCATCGATGACATCAGCGAATTGCAATTTGTAAGATCCAAGAAGTTCTTTGTTTGTTTCGTCAACATAGAAGAATGCTTTTCCGTATTTAGCCCAATCCATGTTGTCTTTTCCGCCAGCATATTCTTGAACACGCTTATCGGCAGCAGCAGCATCCCATGCGGTATCGCGTGGAGCGATTGGAAGATCAGAAGCGCCAGAAGCCATGCGAGGCATGATCATCATTGGATAAGTTGCGCCTTCTGTCTGTTCTTCAACATCATCTTCATCGACACCTTGAGCATCGACTGGATCTGGGGAAGGTTGTGTGACTTCTTGACCAAGGGAAGCGGTCAATTGCCATTTCCAGAATTGATGTTGATCGATGCGACCAGCGATGAAGTTTGCAACACCTTGCTGATTGTAATTTGTAGCGCAATCGAAGACATCTGAAAGTTCATCAAGAATCATGTCATTTGCTGCAAGCAAGTCATTGGCAAGAGCGATTGGATCTTGCAAGATTGCTGGAGCATCATCAAGGCATCGAAGCGCTAAGAATGAACCAAGTGTGAATGGAGCGATTGAACCAAGTTTGCGAAGGTTCTCGGCGATTGGATCGATTGACTCATAAACATCTTCATAAATTTTCAAGAACAGTTTGTGATATTCGCTGAAGTCAGCACCCTTCACATTCCAATGAGCGCCATGCGCCCGGAAATAGAAGCTCACAACATCTGCGAGAAGTTCAGTCAGTTCCTCGTTTAGATCAGGAACTTGATTCATGTCAGCCATGTCACCCTCCTCGGATGCCATCAGGGAAAGCGCTCGTGCGCTTTTCGAGATTTGATTTCTGATTCTTGTTGACCAAGTGAAGCCAGCATCGCCACCCCAGGCTGACCATGCAACTCTTCCAGGAGATGGAAAGCCATCTTCTCCAGAATTGAATCCCTCTGCTTGCTTGTCGATCTCATGTCTTTTGAAGAATGAATACATTCTCAAGATTGTTTCGGCGCTTACTGGATGACCAGCAGCCAAATCACTTGCTCGTTTTTTGCCAACTGCGGTGAAGCCACCACCAGCATGACCATCAGCAATCCAAGCCAAAGCCTTTTTCGCTTCATCTTGAACTCCATTTGGAACTCTGAAAGTTTCAGCCATTATTCCAACACTCCCATGATCGGTGCTGAAGGATCAGCATCTTCACCGAGCGAAGGATTGACTCCTCCTGCTGTCACATTGCCAGCAAGTGCCTGGTTGAACTTGTCTCCGCCCTCGTAAGGTTCCATGCCTTCGATCTGACGAACTTCATTTGGAGTGCGAGCGCCCATTGACACATTGATCATGTTCACGCGAGCGCGAGTGATTGCATCAACTCGAAGAAGTGTTGAAGTATCGAATGCGACATCATCGCCTTGATCAAGAATGTTCGACAATGCTGTTTCAATTCTACGAATCCAAGGAGCGATTGTGTGTGTAAGGAAATTCAATGAGGCTTGTTCGACATTCTGGTAAGTCTGATTATCGCCAGAAGCAAGAATGAGATGGCTTGGGATGCGGAAGATGCGAGCGATGTCGCGAATCAACTGCTCACGAGTCTTGATCATTTCAGCATCAGCAGCAGAAGTTGTGATTGGTCGGAACTTGAGACCATCTGAGAGAACTGCTGGCTTGCGATGGCGGCGATGGGTTGCTTCCCATGTTGCCTGGATGACACGAGCCTGTTCCAAGTTCAACTTCTGATCTGTTTCAAGAATTCCTGAAGGAGTTCCACCTTCGCCATAGAACTGAGCCAAGTGGCGATCCATAGCGATGGAAAGTCCAATGAGATTTCGAGCCTGGTTCAATGGTGATATTCCAACTAAAGATTGAGGCGGTGTGAACCAGCGAAGATGCAAGATGTCTTCACGATTCATTTCATTTCCTAGGTGAAGGTATCTGCGACCGGTCATGTCACCAGTTGGAAGAACCTGCATCTGATAAGGGTGCAAAGGCACAAGACCAATCATGTTGCCAAGGCGATCTCTGTCGATCTTCACATAAGCATTTCCATGCAAAGCCATTGAGGCAACAATTTGATGAATCAATTCATAAGTGTTTGATTCTGGATCAGGGTCGGCAAGAACATCTGGCAAAGGTCGCATGACTCTCTGACCATCTTTTTCGATTCTATAAGCACGAAGCGGCATTGAAGCAACTGAATCAGCAAGAAGTGAAACAGCGCCAAGCACTGCTGAAACTCCAAGAGCAGTCCATTCATCGATGCGCTCGCCAGCAGCAGAAGTCATTGATGTCTGACCATAGAGTTGGCTCAATGGTGAAACATAGTTGTTGAACTGAGGGTAGCGACCTACTGTGAAAGATTGAATGCCACGACTGAAGATGCTCACTTATTGCCTCCAAAGTCTGCCAATATCGAACCAACTAGAATCAAGATTCCTCCTGTGAGAAGAGCAGCCCCAAGTCCAAAAATTATGCCAAGACCAACGGAAATCATTGTTGCGCCAATCAACTCTGTGACTGTTGTGATCTGATCACGCATCTGGAACCTCCATTGAGAATGGGTCGAAAATTTGTGGCAACGAGCCACCTTGAGATTGCCACCAACTAGCGCGTTCCAAAGCCATCACCGATGAAACAGCCAAGTCAATTCGGCGCTTTGAGCCTTTTGCTTCTTTGGCAAGTCTTGATCCGCGATTGTCTGTGCGAAGTTGAGCATTGGAGATGTGCCTTGCAAGGCGAGCATCACCATTGTGAGTGATTGTCTTATTCACAACAGCTTCGAAGAATCGAGTTGTTGCTGGGGTCATGCGAGATGCGGTCTGTGGGAAAGTCACCACTGGAAGACCTTCATCATCAAGAATCTGGAATGTTCGCGCCCATCGATAAGGGTCGCAAGCAATTTCCAAGACTTGAAATCTGGTGGCGGCGGCGCGAATGGCATCTTCAACTTCAAGCACCGGAATTTGCCAGTTCGCATCAGCCTCATCTGGCTTCTCCCAGACTGCGACAGGCATGATGTGAGGAATCTCGCCAACCGAAACTGCCACGATCGCTGTGCAGTCACCATTGAAGGATCCATCGAAGCCGAGAACGACATCAGAGCCGTCAGGAATTTCATGATCGTCAGCAAGAACATCCCAAGCGCCATGTGGTAGCCAAGTGTCTGATGTTGATGACCAGATGTTCAGTCGTTTAGTCTTGAATTCCGCCTCTGGAGTTCGAAGTATTGCTGAAGAGAAATCATCAGCAGCAACAATGTCATCAAAGCCAGGGTTCGCTTCTTTCCAAGCCAATGGATCACGATAATCCCCTTCGTTATTTGCTTCCCACCATGCAAAGAAGAATGAAGGATCATCAACTTCGCCAAGTGCGACTCGCTTGCCGTATTCGTAAAGACTGAAACAGATTGAATCTTTGCCACTGTTGTCAGTTTTGACTCCAGCAGTAGTGATTGCAACCAACATTGGTTCTATGCGAGCGCCCATTGCCAGCGACATAACATCGAAGAGTTCGCGATTAGGTTGCGCGTGAAGCTCATCGAAGCAGACAAGTGTCGGGTTCAATCCTTCTTTGGAGAAGGCATCGCTTGAAAGTGCGCGATACACCGATCCAGTTTTCGGATTGTGAATTGTGTCTTTATAAACAGTCAGTAGTTCGGAAAGTTCCGGGTGAAGTCGAACCATTTCCTTTGCTGTGTTGAAAACAATCTTTGCTTGTTCCTTCTCAGCAGCGCAAGAATAAATCTCGCCGCCTTGCGCTCCAAGAACTAGCGATTCAAGAGCGACTGCCGAGAGCCAGGCTGACTTTCCATTCTTGCGAGGAAGTCCAACCAAGCCGACACGATGACGAAAGGTTCCATCTACCTTGACTGCGAAAAGTTGTTTTGTGAGTTCGCGTTGCCAAGGTCTGAAGACTAGATCTTCGCCAGCATGACCAGCGATGGAATCTTTTGTTATTTTGCAAAGAGCCTCTGCAAAGTCTGCGATGTCTTCCCCGCGCGATCTCTTGAGATCGGCTGCTGGAACTTTTGAGAGCCAGCGTGGAGGGAATCCATCAATTCCTGTTTTGCCTCTTTTCGAGGAGTTTGTCGATTGCACTAATTGCCTTCACTTCCGCCACCCCTAAGCGGCTGCGAGATGTTGGATCAAAGCCAAGTGAGGAAAGAGAATCCACGAACGCTTTGTTGATATGAACCAACAATCGACCATCTGCTGGATCGAGTGTTGCACGATACTTCTTGCGAACTGCTGCAAGGTCATCGGCGAGCATTGCCGCATTCTCAATCGCTCGGAAATCGCTTTGTGGGGAAAGCCAAGTGATCGCCATATCCCACGCCTGGTTCCAAAGAGCTAGTCCATCCTCACCAAGATTGATTGGAGCATCTGGAATCTTGTGAGCCATTGGCAAAGTTGTGATCACGCTCAACTCTGGCAACTTTCGCTTGCCTGGATTGCCTGTGATGCGCTTTATTTCGGCAGGTTTCGGCGGTCTTCCAGCGGTCATGCGCGGAACCTCCATGTTATTTGCCGAACTTGTAATTTCGCGAACATAAAAAGAAAACGGGGGGGCTGGGTCTATGCGTAATTCCCAGAAAAAACAAAAAAAGTTTTGAATTCAAATCTTTGTGTGTGTGTCAGCGATTCTTCTTGGATGAGTTGCAACTTCTGCACATCGCTTGCAGGTTTGATAATTCCAATCTTGAGCCACCACGATCCAGGGAGTGGATGTGGTCAACTGTGGCATCGGAGCCAACAAGTTTCTTGTTACATCTCAAGCAAGTCCAATTGTCTCTTCGTAAAATAATTACTCTTACCCTTTGCCACTCTGCATCGTAGCCTCGGAGGGATGAGGTAGGTCTCTCTCGCTTTGGTTGACTTGCCTCTCGTATTGCAAAGCATTCATCACATCTTGATCTTGCTGTTGGAATTCCACAATCAAGGCAGGACAATTTGGGCGGCATTATTTTATGGAACTTTATTTTCTTTTGATAATTGTTGTTATCTTGCCGCCGGTATATGAATCCCACTTGGATGCAATTGCAATTGCATCGCGAATGATTTCCTCTGCATGATCAGCATCATCAATGTTGAATGATAAATCTTTCAATGCGTAACTCATTGCGCCGAGTGCTAATGCTTCGCCACTTCCAGCAACATAGACATTCTCTTCACAGCGTTCCCATGAGTAATCATCTTCAATGCGATATAAGTTGCAATCAATTACAACAAGGAAGATGTTGCCATGTGTTACTGCTGAGTCATCCTTCTTTGTTTCATAACCAGCATCAACGAATGCTTTGCGAATGGAAGGGATTAGAGTTCGTGTGATATATCTGTCGGGATTTGATCGACCGACTTTTGGTGCGCTCCATGTATGTTGGAGAATGTTGATGCCACGAACATCGCCCGCGCCACCAATGATGATGCCGTTGTTCTCGAATATCTTTCCGCCCGGAATGTTGATCTTGAATCCATCTTGATCAGAAGATTGTGAATCGCCTCCAATAACAATCCAATCATCTCCTTGAATAGCAGCAAGAGTTGTCATTGATTCATCCCCAATTTTGCATCAAGCATTTGATCGACAAGCTCCATGAGATGTTGTTTTCTGAAATCACCAGCATGACGAATTCCATCAGCGAGATGCGAAAGCGCCTCATTGATTTCTTCAACTGTCTCATCATGAACGATCATGATTGAAAGGATACTCGCAAGCCTTTGGACAACCATTGTCTGTGGATAGGACACACCGACACGCTGAGTGTAGCAGAAGTGATGGACATGATTTTGTCAAGTCAAGCCTGTTTTGCTTGTGCCTCGATCATGGCGTGGGCTTCATACAATTCGCCTCGCTTTGGAAGTTTGAACTTCTGAGCCAATCGCCTGACATGGCGCTCGCTGATTCCCATCCATTTGGCAAGTGCTTCAGCATCAAGCCAGATCGCTCGCTTATCGCTCATGGCAACTGCAATCAATCGAAGTGTTGTCCACTGAGATTTGCATTTGCGACAATCAAAGATTTCCAATGGATCATCCTGATTGATCTTGAGCAGGTTGCCACAACTGCCTTGACCTGTTTCGGCTGGACATGGAATCTTGCGGGTCTTCTCAACGAACTTCCTGGCTGCTGCCATTCCTTGAGAATGAATCTCTCGAAGTTCCTTGAAGAAGTCATCGATCCAATCTTGAGTTCCTGACCAAGTGAGATTGACTTGAGCGAACTTGATGGCATCGGCAATCTCCTCGCCAATGCTCGCTGGCTTCTTGACGAATGCTGGCTTTGTCAGACTTCGATCCTCTCGAATCAACTTCTCCCATTCGTGAAGGAAGCCGAGAATGTCGTGACCTGCGATGAATGAAAGAGCTGCGACATTCAAGCCGATGGTTCGCTCGCTGCTTCGCCCGCCTGAGCCAGTTCGACCGGGCAGAAGTTCGTCATGAGCCGCCGACCAGAATTCGCCAAGATCATCGAGTTGCTGATGAATCCTGCCTTGGCATCTGGCGCATAAGCCGAAAGCCTGAGTTGTGTGATTGCAGAGGGTGCAGGTTGTCTGGGTCATCAGAATGGGATTCCTTCACTTTTGGATTGAGTCGGTTTTTCATCAAGTGGGGATGGCTCGAAGTAGGTCGGAGTCTGGCAACTATGGCTTGCGAATACCTTTGCCCTAGGGTCGGACTTTTCTATATGCCAAGTGGTTCTTGGCATCAATGTCGAGTTGCTGATTTCAACAGTCTGGAAGATCCTGCGACCTTCAAGCCTCATCGCCAACTCTTCTGACAAGTTGAGTGGATTTGGCTCAACCTTGGTTTCCCAGCCATTGACATGGCATTGATATATCCAACCAGTGCATTTTCGGCACTGAGACGAGGTTAGTTGGGAATTGATGAATGAATCGGTCATTTACGCTCACCACCCTGACCTCGTCCTCGTCCCCTCCTAGAGAGGGGACAGAGGGACGAAGTCGATTGAGGGGGTGGCACTTCGTCTGGGACGAGGTCGGGACGAGGTGGGACGAGGTCAAGCATTGTCGGCTTCTTGGTAATCAAAGGATGCAATTCCAGAAGATCCATCATCATCTTCTCGGTAAGGTCGAAGCGATTTGAGGTTCAAAGAGTTGCGAGCGCCGTTCTGAATGCCCACGAACTTTTCGTCAATAAGAATTTGAATGGCAATTCTGACCCATTCTGCTTTTCCCTTGATCGCCTTTTCAACTGCATTCTTTGACAGTGGAGCCATCGCCGCTTCTAGGGTTTTGCTGACCTGCTCCATCAAGTGAGTTGGTCGAGTTCGGTCTCCTGAAGCCATCTGAGGGCTGTCAATCGTCATTGTGACCATTCCTTCAGCCGTTGATTTCAACTGAACTGTGCCAGCAAATTTCGCCTCTTTGGAGTGTTCGCGAACTGCGCCCGGTCGATCTTTTGTCACCTTCAGATTCAATTCGCCGTTCATGCCCCGACCGAATGGCAATGTGACTTCCACCGAGATGGCAGCGCCATTGATGTCAGCTCGCTTCGCCTGAGCGCCGATGGCATAGTTCCCGCGATTGTCCTTGGACTTGGGAACATGGTCGATGGTGATGACACACGCTCCTGACGATGCCAGGGGCTTGAGCAATTGCTGGCTGAAGAATGTGGCATCGCGATTGCTGGTCAATTCCAGGTTGAGCAAAGTCATCGCCGCATTCACGCCATCGACAATGATCAATTCAGGCACAATCTCAGCTAGGGCATCGACCAAATCAATGCGTTCTTCCAGTGTGAGATTCTGATCTGGATTGGCATAGGTGAAATTCGCAAAGTGACGATCTTCCAGACCAAGTGCGCGAAGTCTGCTGAGAATGCCTTTGCCTGAATCCTCGAAATCTAGGTAAATCACCTTCTGCTGAATTTCCAGCGCTTGCTTGACTGCGAGCAATGCAACCCAAGTTTTGCCAGATTCTGATTCACCCAGAAGTGCGTTGATCTTGCCTTTGTAGAACAATCGATGACCATCGCTCCTCGCCAAGAACTCTGGAACGAGTTCTTCAATGGCTCCTTCCAAATCCAATGGCTTTGGATACCAGGATGAGCGCTCGCGAATAACTTCGACATGATCTGCATCAATATCTGGAACCACAGTCAACGCTGGCTTTGCTGCTGCCACCTGCAATTCGCCCAAAGAAGGCAGGGAAGAAGAACCAGGAGTCTGGGAGCCGTAGCCTTTGCTCCTTAGATCGCGAGCTGCTGCCGAGAAGTCATCGCCATGTTCCAAGTGAGCGAATGCTGCGAATTTCGAATAAGGCTTTTCCTGCTCGAATGTTGTTGATGATGTGAAGACGAAGAAGTTGTCTCCATCATTGCGACCGGAAGTGGCGCTGATGCCTTGATCTTTACCTGGTCTGCGCCAATAGGTTACGCCATTGTTTGTGAAGACAATTCGCCATCCCTTTGGCTCCAAGATTTCTTTCCAAGTTGCTCGCTTGTTGAAATCATCTCCTGGCTTGTCTTGATTTGATGCTGGATGCGCCGATAGTGAATTCACAATTTGTTCGCGTTCTGGCATTGAGTCAATTGATTTGAAGACACTGACGATCGCTTCGCGCTCTTCCCAAGATAGCATCGGAATTGTTGCTGGCGATCCAACAAGCAATTGCCAAGGTTGACCAGATGGATGAACTGTTCCACTCGATGGCGCTGTCACCACGAATCCGCCTTCACCTCTGCTTTCCGCGTAGACCAGAACTGAATCATTCTCTCCTGGTCGGCGAGCGAATTTGGTGTTTCCTGGAACTGGTTCATCTGCAATTCTCCAAAGGAAGTGGATTCCACCTGATGGAGTTCGCTCGACATAACCAGTTGAGATAATTGTCCAAAGATCGCCAAGTCCAGAATTGATTGCAACTTCTCGGATTTCATCCAGACAACCTTCTGCAACTGCTCTGCCTTCGAGTTCAACCATCTCAAGATTGCCTGAAACTTTGCCAGTGACAATTCCAATTCCTGTTGCGCCGCCATTGAACCAGTTCACCAATTGCTCATGATCTGCTGGCGCGAGTTGATACTTCTTCCAGGATCCAATTGGCGCTTTTGAGCCATCCATCGATGCTGGAACAACTGAGATTCCTGCATCTGCGAATGCGAGCGCTGCTTGAAGAACTGGATTCATTCTGTTTCCCCGATCCAAAGACTTTCCTGGTAGATGGTGTGATACCCGCAAAGACTGGTCATCTTCACAAGTTTGTTGTTGCCGTAATAGATGCCATGTTCTGCATCCGCATCGCATTGTTCGAGTTCGCCATAACCAACATCGATGATGAAATTGCACTGCTTAGAGAATGGCGTGGATCTTTTGAATCTGAGTGGTGCTTTTGCCATTGTTCTCCCTGTTGTCGATTGTTGTTGCCCATTGCTCGGAATTGAACCGAGTGGCGGGAAGGTCATTCGCCCGCGAACCTGCCAATGGCTTCGCTGATAGCACCCTGATCAGTCAGCGAATAATTGTGGAACTAGAAGGGTTTCGCACCCAACTTGTCCATCAATGCTTGCACTTCAGGTGTTACTTCAACGCCATTGACAACAGGATTTCCTGCTGCTGGAGCTGAGATTGAACCTGCAAGATAAGCAGTTGCCTTTGCTACCGCATCGGCATCAGTTGTTGCATCGATAAGAATCCAAGGAGCCGACTTGCCTGGCTTGGCAACGCCTTGTCCGATTCGTGCGAGAACTGATTTGCCAATGTTTGGCTTGAGTGCGCCGCGAAGCGCGATGTTGAAAAACAACACTGATGAATGAGTTGTGTTTGTGTCAAGGTCAACAAGGTCAACCTCGATTGCTTCTGCCTCGCCCAGAGTTGTTTGAATGCCTGTCTTGTATTCAACAGGCTTGATGATTAGGAGATGTCCTTGCAGATCTGCTGGCTTTACTGAATCACCAGATGTTGCTGGTGATGTGAATGGACTTGTCATCTCATTCTCCTTTTGTTGGTGTTTGGGGTGGTGCATCGACTTCGAATGAAGCCAATTCTGTTTTGATGAAATCAGTCAACGCCTCGCAACGATTGATGAGTTCGATGATGAAATCTTGATTCATTTTGTCTTGACTACCTTTGAATAACATTCATCGCAATAAGGTTCCTTGCCAAGAATGTGTTGAATTGCTTTTGAAACTTTGCAGAGATGACACTGAGTTTCCCACCGGAATGTCATCAGTTCCCCTTGTCTGTCGAATAGAACCCAGAGCCTTTGAAGTGGACTGGGGAGGATGAAAATACTCTCTCCATCGACTGACAGCAATCTCCGCACATCGGCGCTGGCGAGTCTTCTTCATAGCCTCGAACCTGCTCGATGGTTGTGCCACATCTTGGACATCTGAAATCATAGCGTGGACTCATGGTGGCTCCTTTTGGCATCGATGAAGAGATAAGCAATCAGCGCCCAGCCGATCATCATGTTGATTGAAACAATGGTTAGGATCAAGAAAAGAAGGATTCCACTCATGCGGCATTCTCCTCTCCTGGACAACCCTTGGAGCCATCTTTTGAGAATGGCAGGAACCATGGACAATAACTGCAAGAGCGAGTTGGCGTTGTCGGAATCAAATCCCAGTTCTTTGGATTAGCTTCAGGATCAAGTTGCCAGAGTAGAACTTGCGTGTCTTCCAAGCGCTGAATGGCATCAAGTGCCAATTGGCGATTGTAAGGTTCAACGATTGTGTGAAGTCCATCCAAGCGACCGCCGAGTGGATAGAACGCCAGCGCCACCTTCTTGACCGAACCAATGCCAAATTCATTCTCGATGCCCAGACCATAGAGATTGATCTGGATTCTCTGTTGGTAAGTCATGCCATCCTTCTTGCGTGATCGCATAGAAGTTGCGCCAACGCATTTGTGATCGATGACAGTTTTGTTCGCCTTGTCGAATAGATCCATCGTGCCACCAAGTTGATCGGTGACCTTGACTGGATGCTCGACCAAATACAGGTCAGGAAATTCACCAAAGGCATCGGCGAGCCAGGCATGAATTGCCGTTCCGCTTATTGATGCCCAAGGATCGGTCGCTGGATTAGTTCTCGCCCAATCGAGCATCTTGTAAGAAGTCTTCCTGACACATACTTCGCCAACCTCGCTCAAGCCAATGGCTCGCTGTTGAGAGCGTGGCGCATTGGCTGAACGATTGTTGACAACTGATTTGATGCGATCAGCAAGATTGCTGGCATCATCTCCAAGTGGTGTGAACATTAGTCCTCATCCACGATTGAGAATCGGCGAGTGATTGTTGTTGTTTCCAACTTCTCCACCATTTCCGGTGGAAGCATTTCGCGAATTCGCTTGGTATCGATGCGATGAGTTTCAACTGTTGTCCAGCGAACTGCTTCGCGACCATTGACCAATGCGATCTCACATTCGCCCATCGCTGCCTCAACTTGCTGGCGAGCGATGTCGGCTTTTTCTGACCATTCCTTCATCTTGGCTTTTGCCTCAATGTAAGCAGCCAAGAATGCTGAAGCTGCTGGATCGAGATCAACCATTTGTGCATTGATTTGTGTTGACATTTCCCCTGTTTCCTTTTCTTAGTAGTAAGAGTGCTTCTGCCAGAATGACTTGGCAGCGCATGCGCCGTCTGAGCCATAGTGTCTGGAGATGTAGGCAATCGATGCGACTACCTGAGCGAGTGGATCGGCTGAATGCTTCAAGCCGATGTTGCGATATGTGGATTCCAATAGTTGTCCGACTCCTCTGGCTGAGGAACTGGGGTTCTTGGCATTCGGATTGATGTGACTTTCCTTGTTGAAAATCCACAACAAGCACGAAGCCTGGCGCTGATTCATCAGCTCGTTGACGAACAAGCCGACCTTGGTTTGATCATCAAGAACGATGGCATCTTGAACTCGGATGACATTGGCTGGCTGAGTTCGATAGACCAGACCATTTGAGATCAATGCCATGAGCAGAATTGAGATTGCAAGAATTGCAATCAATGTGTTTGAAAATCTTTGCTGTTGAGTCATTAGATAAATCCTTTTCTTTTGGCTCGATCCAAAGTCCGGTCAATTGAAGCAATTTGAATCTTCAACATTTTTGAGACTTCTTCCTTGGTAAAGCCTTGTGAGAGGTATTCCTGAATTTCCCTGAACCTTCTGGTTCCAGCCTCCTTTTTCTTTGTGAGTTTGTTCCTTTGTTCTGGAGTCATTCCTCCCCAGAAGCCGTTGGTTTCGTGATTGTTGATTGCGAATGAAAGGCAAGCAGTTCGATGAATACAACTGCCGCAAAGTTCCTGAAGGCGCGGAAGGCGCTGCTCCAATTCTACCTGAGAGACTGGAAAGAAGAAATCCAGATCAGGCTCATCGGCGCATTTGGCATCAGGAAAGGATGGTGCGTTGAGTAGTGCAAGCAGACTCATTTCGGATCTCCATATCCTGCTTCACGCAAGAGATCCATCATCATCTGCATCGGCATGATGCCCCACCATTGACCAACTTTGTCTGGGGTCATGCCAATTCCATTTGGCTTGACAACCAAGATGCCAAAGTCTGCCTTGGCATTCTGGCGTTCAATTTCAGTTTCCTTGAGCCAAGCAGGGATTTTGTAGGTCGCGTGATTCTTGACCTCCATGCAAAGTGCAGGAATTCCGGTGATGTCACCGAGATCCTCACCAGCACTGCCACCGCCCAGCGCTCGCCTTTCGGCTCCAGGAAAGCCCTGTCCCTGAAGGAATCGAACGAGCGCTGTTTCAGCAGCAGTTCCCTTTTGCTTGGCTTTTGACACTATCCACGAACCTGACGGATTGGCAGGGAACTGTTGTGGATGTGCTCGCGAAGTTCTTCATTCTCCAGGTAGGCAGCTTGAAGATCGGCGCGAAGTCTTTTGTTTGATAACTTCCAAGCATCTCGCTCGGAATAGGTTCCAAGATAGAAGCCAGCAGTTGTAAAAAATAACATGATGAGTGCCAAGATATTCCAAGCCATTATTTGTCCCCTAGTGCTTTGCGAAAATTGTGCCAATCTTCGACTGATTGAAATTCCTCTTGAGTGATTGATCGTTCATCAAGCCACAAGAAGAATGGCAACAAGATGATGGTGATTGCGATGATTGCAAGAATTGTGAGCATTAGAACTCCTCATTGCAGATGATGACATAAGGATCAATTCCATCTGCGTTGTCGAGCAGAATCTGAAAGTCTGCTTTGATGGATGTGAGATAAACGCGGAAGATCATTGCTGATGTCCAGTCTGGAAGCCAGTAAGCGTTGGCAAGATTGAAGTCAATTGCTTCGCCTTTTATATTTTCAAAGCGATCAGATTGAGTTGACCAATCGTTTGAATTCCATTCCATCTTTGCAACATAAAGGAATGAGAGATCCTCGCGGATGATGTCGAGTGTGATTGGCATTATGCAACCGCCTTCATCTTTGCAACTGCTTCATCGTAAGTTGGAGCATGATCAACTGCAAAGAACCAGCCATTGCCACGATTTTTTGAAACTATCCAAGCACTTTTGCCGCCCTTGAATGACATGTGCTGAATGCGAAATTGTTGGTTGTAAGTGATAAAAGTTGAACGATTGACCGCAACCAATTTCATTGGATGGACTTCATAAGTTGTTGTTGCCATTTGTTTGACTCCTCGTCTTAGTGAAGGATCCTTGTTCCTTCTCTTGGTAGAAATACTACACCCGACAAGTCAAATTGGGAACAACTGCAACCACCTATTCCCTGCGTGTTGTTCACCACAATGCGAAAAGACCCCCACCAGCCGTAGCCGATAGGGGTCTTTTCTCTTATGCTGGCGAGCGCCTAGCGAGGTTGGCGCTACGAGCCAGCAAAGGCGCGTTCTATGCCTTCTAAGAGGCTGATTTGAGGCTTGTAGAAGGTTTCCATGAAGGTCGGATCTCCGACCCTGTAATGGACTCCTACGGGCTCTGAAGGCAGATGCTCAATGGCTGGGGAGTAGCCAGCGACCTTGGAGACCAAGGCAGCCAAGTCATTGAATGAAGTCGGGATTCCAGTGCAGAGATTGGCAGTTTCAATGTCAGCCACGCATCCAGCCAAGGTTGCATCAACAATGTCATCAATGTGAATGAAATCTCGAACTTGAGTGCCATCGCCCCAAATTTGGAATGGATCTGATTTGTCGATGCCTCGCTTGATGAATGATGGGAATGGATAGTCCAAAGCCTGGTCGCTTCCATAACCTGAGAATGGTCGATAAGTGTGAACAGTCAATCCTTCTCGCCTTGCATGATGCGCCAGCATCTCCCCGGTCAACTTTGCCCAGCCATAGGAAAGGTCAGGAGTGGCGATGCGCGAGAGATGGATGTCAGTCTCTTCCAGTTTCCTTGCAGCTTCATTGCGCCGTTGCAATTCGATTGGATAAGCCGCCGATGATGAAAAGTAAGTTACGCAACCAGGATCGGTTCTAAGCGCCCAACCGAACATCTCGGCATCAATTGAGAGATCAACTGCGAGCGCTAGTGGTGAGCCTTCGATCATCTTGCGACCGCCGACAACTGCCGCCAAGTGAATGACCTTGTCGAAGTAAGTGTTATCAGTTCGGAAGAAGTCTCTGGCATCTTTGCCGTTGACAATATCAACGCCAACAATCTGATGACCTTGCGATTCGAACTTCTTGCGGAATGCTCGACCTACGAAGCCAGCATCTCCAGTGATAAGAATTTTCATCGAAGCGCCGCCAATAGTTCGGAATAGGCATCACTCGCCAGGTAATCATCGAGCGCCTTCTTGTCTGCTGAATAAACTTCTTCAGCATTGACTGATTGATAACCTTCATCCCATTCGGCTTTGCCAGCAATCGGATGCAGATGTTCGAGGACAACTTCTGGGATATAGCGGAGAGCATTCAAGTCTTTGCCGAGTGTCATCCAGAAGTTGTCGAGATATAAGTGAATCATATCTGGTGGAACCATGCCACCCAAAGCATTCACAATGTTTCCAGTCATGCCGACTGCTGTTGCCAAGTTCTCGCCTTGAAGTAAGTCGTTTCCATAAACCAAGCCTGTGCCTAATTCATCAAGCGCATTGATGAAGTGAAGATCCCAGTTCTTGGTGCGTGGTCTGTGATCATCACCTAGGAATGCGAAGTGGCGATATTTGTGAGCAAAGTGGCGAGCTGCAAAGTTCAATGGCTTCGCCATTCCTTTGCCACGCTTCTCCACCATGAAGACATCGCAACCGAGTTGAAGATAAGCATCCATCTGTGGCTCATCATCATCAACAATCACGATCAAATCTGATTCGGTCTCTGTCTCATCGAATGACTTGATTAGATCCGCAATGTTTTGTGGTCTGTTCCTACTTGGAACAAGAACAACGAGATTTCTCATCTGCTTCCCCCTTGTTGACGATTTCCCCTGCGATTGCCAAATAAGCAGCGCCATCAATGAATGAATCATCAAGTGGATTGAATGCTAGGCGAGCGAGTTTCAAGCCAGCCATGCACAATGCGACTTGGTAAGGAGCAATCTCTTGATTGAGAACAACTGACCAAATCTTTGCAATTCTCTGATGATTCTCGAAAGAATCACCATTTTGTTCATTACGATCGCCCATTGTCAGGTCAATCGCTTGTTGCAGTATTTCCTCGCGATTCATGCAATTTTCCCATCTCTTCAACTGGATTCAGTTGTGATGGATCGAGCTGATAGTTCCTGACCTCGCGACCTGGATCTCCAGTCATGATCGGTGACATCCCCTCGAAGATGCTCACTTCACACCATCCCCTGAATTTGACTTTTGGTGTCTCGGATTCTACTTCATCAACTGAGAGCCAGAAGATGAAATCTGCTTTCCGCTTGATGGAAGCATACTGCGAAACTGACACACATCGACCCCATTGATCCCAATAGCGCTCGCTCCATGTCTTGACTTCGATGCGCCCGACATTGGTGAAGATGTCTGGATCTCGATCTTTTGCTGGGTCGGAGAAGGCTGCCTCTGGCTCAAAGCCGTTATCTCGAAGCCAGATGAATGCAGCAAATTCGCCGAGATGACCAACAAGATGGCTGTTCGCTGTGTTCCTGTAATGTCCAGGGTTGTTGCGATAGCGCTCGAAAGTCTTCTCGGCGAGAAGGAATGCTGCTTGCTTGGCTTCAGGGTTGAGGATCAAGCCCTGAATGTTCAATTGTTATGCCTTGGATTTTTTCTGCTTGGCGAGTTCTGCATCAATCTCACTCTTTGCAACTGCAAGAAGATTGAGAGTGAATGGATCATTTGGATTTGCTTGACGAGCGATCACCGGAATCAAGCCAGAGAGGAATGAAAGAACTTTGACCAATCCACTTGCATTCATTGCAAAGACTGCTGTTGCGACTGGAAGTGTCAGCGCTCCATAGGTCAGCACCAATGCTTTGATTTTCTTTGTGTCTAGTTTCATTTTCTTTTCCTTACTTTGATGGAGCGATGGTTAGCCACGCTGGTCGCGCGACTGCGATGATTGTTTTGCCGAGATAGCGCTTGCGTTGATACACGCCACCGCCATTTTGTTGACTTGCGCCGATTGCGCCTTCTGGAGATGTGTTGCCTTCAATAGTCATGAGATAGGAATTGGCTGCATGGTTCTCGGTAACGATGCCGACATGATCGGCAACGCCAGTGCCAGCCCAATCGAAGAAAATGATGTCTCCTGGTTGAGCCGTCTTTGGGTCAACCAATTGCTTCTTCTTCTTGAAATAGTTCACGCCATCTGGACAATAAATAAATCCAGCAGGAGCCTTTGCCGCAACAAGTGAGGAAGCATGGAGTTGATCAAAACACCAACTGACGAAACAAGCGCACCAACTGGAGCCTTGATCATTTTGTCCGGTCTTTGCCTTCCACCAATCCCAGAATGGAACTAGATTTCCAGACTTGCCGTTTTTGCCACCCTTTTCGACAGTGCCGATCTTGCCTTGAGCAATCTTGACGAGATCAGCGCCAGTGGTCATTTGGAACTTCTTGAGCGAGATGGCTTGGATTCAGACATTGCCTTCATCACTTCAACATCGATCTTGATGCTGTTTTGATTCTCGATGAGCTGATCAACCTTGTTGATCAAGCCAGTCTGACCATCATTGAAAAGAGCGTATTCAATCCGCGCCAATTTGTCTTCGATCGCTTCAGTATGCTTCTTGATTGTGGCTTTGGCAATGAAACCTAAACCAGCAAGAATTCCACCAGTGACGAAGAAATACGAATAAACGATGGTGGCTGTGTCTGAAGTCATTTGGTGATTATGAGAACCGAAATTGACGAAGCTGATGCTGAAACTGCCCAAATCTCACCTTCATGGTTGGCAAGGGAAATCTTGTCATTGATGTCTAATTTGTAACCAGTAGTCGATGAAACTGTTGAGTCTCCAAGATAAGCAATTGCAGTTTCACTGTGAACATAGACCATTTCAGCAGCAATGTCGGCGCTGACGATCTTTGTTGGTGATGTTGTGACTGCATATTGTGCAGATGTAACTGCCATTTGTATCTCCTAGGGTTGAAGGGGTTGGGAATTATTTTGTTGCTGGTTCAACAACTGGTGCTGGAAATATAAAATTGATTCCATCCCATGTGATACCAATTCCAACATTTTCCAAATCAGTGCAATCAATGCAAATTGCATTTGTTGCTTCTTCAGCAATTTTTTTGTTTTCTGCAATGATTATGTTTGACACTGTTTGATTTTGAATGACTGCGAACCTTGCCATTTTTTCTCCTTAGTAATAAATCAGAACTGCGCCGTTGCCACCTGTGCCGCCGTTAGTGCTTGGCGATGAAGCACCACCACCACCACCGCCGCCACCAGAACCGCCAGCACCACCAACAGCACCATTGCCACCATTGCCACCAACAGCAAGAAAACCGCCACCGCCGCCGCCAGAACCACCAACTGTTGTTGCTGTGCCACCTGTTCCGCCAGCAAATAATCCAGCGCCACCAGCACCACCACCTGCGGTTCCGTTACCACCAGAACCCCCACCACCAACGAAAATTCCTGCACCACCAACTGCTCCTGCTTGGTTTGCGTTACTAGTTCCATTTCCTGCGCCACCGCCTGAAATTCCTGGTTCTCCAGCAGCAAGAGTGGAAGTATCTCCACCAGCGCCACCAAAGCCGTTGAGATAGTTGCTTCCAGTTCCTTGTGTGGAACCACCACTTCCCATGATTCCATTGGCGTTATGAGTTGCGAAAGCAGATCTGCTAGAACCACCACCGCCAGCAATCAATGAAATTTGCAAAGCATCTGATGTGTAAGTGTTGCCACCTCTGTTGTTGAAAGTTCCACCAGCACCAATGGTCACTGTGGTTGGAGACTGAATCCAACCTTGAGTTACTCCACCACCACCGCCACCGCCAGAAGCGCCAACTATTCCGCCACCGCCACCGCCAATGACAATTGCATAAACTTGAGAGACTGGAAAAGTAAGCGAGGAAGTTGTTGATGTGTAAGTGTTGCGAAGAGTTAGACCAGGCGGAATTCCCATTGAAATTGTTTGATTTGTTGATTGCGGAACTATTGTTGAAGCCATAATCTAACTCCTTACGCTAGGGCAATGCCTGAGATGTGAAAGTTGACTGTTGTTGCGGATGCGCCGCCAGTGATCGTGTTGGTTGTTGCCAATACTTGCTTGAGATCAACATAAATTGTTGAGTTCGCTGGAACTGTTGAAGTTGTTGCAATTGCAGTGTTTGCGCCAGCAGTTCCCATGCCAAGAGTAAAAGTTCCAGGAGCAGATGCAGTGTTTGCAACTGCAATGTTGGTCACAATCCAAGTGGTTGAGGCAGGAACAGTTGCAAGAACTGTTGTTGTGGTTGTTGTCGCTGCCCCTCGAAAGAAGTTTGTTGGTGTTGTTGCCATTGTCTGTTCCTTTTCCCTAGATTGCTTGCATGATTGTCAGAAGTGCCATGTCATCGCCCCATCGCGATCCTGCTGTTTGTGCTGGGTCAGGAAGAAGGTTCTGGGGAATGTTACCAACTGCGCCGTTGCCAATGCTCAGGTTGGTCGTGGTTCCAGAGCCAGTTCCAAGAACTAAATCACCCTTTGCGGCAATTCCAAGAGTGCTTCCAGTCAGCGCCCATTTGGTTCCAGTAGCTTGAGTTGAATCTGCGACCAGAATGTAATTGTTGGTTCCCACGCTGAGTTTTGTGTAAGTGTTAGCGGCTGATCCAACGAATAGATCACCCTTTGCAGTTGGTGCAATTAGGTTGAGAGTTCCACCAAGATCATTGAGGTCGGATGCTGGCAAAGCATTGCCATTGACGAAAAGGGTTCCGCCTGTTCCTTTTGCTGGAAATCCTGCTGCCATTTCTGACTCCTTAGAAGTTAGTTGGTGATAAGTCTAAGCCAATGCGCCATGAATTTGGCGTAATGTCGTGAGATATTGATTCGATGGCGTTCACGAAATTCAAGGTTCGACCATCAACAGTGTTTCGAATAACTGTCACCTGATCTCCCAAATCGGTTGGCAAGACACTTGCCCAAAGGGTTGAAAGTCCGAGAGCATCGTATTCAACTCGATCAACACGAAGGAGAGGATAAGCAGTTCGGTTGGCGTAATAGCCAGCCATCGTGACTGCATCCGCATCAACAAGCAGTGGAGCATTCACATTTCTTGTGTAAGTTCCAAATCTGGCTGCCGCCAATGAATTCAATGAAGTTTGAGTGTAACCAGTGTATTGAGTCAGAACTGCCTTGTTGATCATGTATCTTGCGCCAGGATCAGTGACGATGTTGTCATACTCAATGGTCGAGGCTGCGCGAGTATCCGAAAGGGTATATTGAAGAGTTGTGGTCTTGAGATTCTCGTAAGGAATAAGAACGACAGTTCCGGTGCGATCAACATGGAATCTTCCGAACTCACAAGCGGCAGCATCTTCGCACAAGGAAAGAACTGTGGTTCCATAAGTGGTTGGCTGCATAGTCCGAGAACCAGTCAAAGAGAGTGGAAAGGATCCTGGATAGGTTGCTGAGAGAGCGTTGATGACTCTTGTGATTCTTGCCGATGTGGTATCACCAGAATAAGAACTTGAAATTGTGTCCAAGGTATTTGCACCAAAGATTGCCAAAGCATCTGTGGCAGTAAAGGTCACAATTGGATCAAGACTTTGATCAGGGTTGACTTGCTCAAGATAACCATTGAAAAGATATTCAGTGGTCGCTCCATAAGTTGCCGAAACTCGGATCTTCATTCCGCGAGTGAGGACTGAATAACTGTTCCAAATATAAGTTGAAGATGGATTGGCTGGATCATAATTTCCCAAAAGATTATCAACCACCAAAGTCAATTGACCGGGCTGATTTGTCTGATCCTCGCGAGTACGACCTCGGCGAATTGAAATTGAACGAATGTCTGTGGATGCAATTGCTTGCCAGTTTGTTCCAGCAGTTCCACCAAGAACATCTGTTGAACTGTTTATTGGTGAAATTCCAATGGTGAAGATATTTCTCCAGCCAAAGTCAAATTCAACAAGAATGGTCGGAGCATTCGATCCGTCAAGAAGTGCCATTTATTAGACCCCCAGAATTGATGGATTCAATCCGCGCCGCCTCATCAACTGGGCAATGCCATCGCGAACAGTGACCGCAAGGTCTTGTTCTTTGATAACCGATCCCTGAACATTGATGACAACATTGATTCCGCCGCCCATGTTGCTCATCTTAGAGAGAGGAATGATTGCTTCAGTGCCAGCCTCTCCGACCATCGCGAGAGTTGGCTTTGTAACAATTCCACCTTCAGCGAGCAAAGGAATGGTTGGGATATTGAATCCGATTGTTCCCATTCCGAATGGAAGAGTCACATGGATGGCATCGATTGCTTGAATTGCTTTGTTGACCAATGAAATCAAGCCATTGATTTCAGCCTTGATCAAGCCAATCATGCCTCTGATGCCACTGCCAATTGTGTTGATAATTCCCTCAATAAATTTCCAAGCACCTGAAGTGACATCTTTGATGCCATTCCAAATTTCTTTCCAATGATCAGCAAGGAAGCCAAGAGCAATTCCGAGAGGAGAAGAGACTGTGAAAAGGTTCCAGATCCAGTCAATCTTTTCCTTGATCCAATCCCAAGCCACTTTGGTGACTTCTTTGATGCCATTCCAAATTTCTGACCAATGAGTTCCAAGATAAACAACTGCTGCAACAAGTAAGCCAATCGCAAGAACCATTCCGCCAGTTGCAAGATTTGCTGCAATTCCAGCAGCAGTTGCTTCAGCGGCTGATGCAGTAGCAGCAGCGCCAGTGGCAACCCATCCAGCAATCATCTTGGCAAAGTTGATTGCAGATTCAATGGCTCCCCTGGCAAGGGTTACCAGATAAGCGCTGATTGCAGCAACAAGAACTGTGCCAATCACAATGCCAACTGCTTCTGCAATTGCCTTGTGCTTAGTGAACCAATCAACAACATCTTTGATTGCAGTCATCAATTTTTCAAGAATAGGAATCAAAGCCATGCCGATGTTCTTTGCAACATCTTCAGATTGAGCCTTGAGCGCTTGCATCTTGCCAGAGAATGTTTCAGCAGATGCAGCAGCTTGTCCACCGATGGCATCAGACAAGCCTTTCATGATTTCTTTGCCAGCATCGCTGACTGAGTTCACCTTTTGTTGAGCATCCGAAACTTTGCCAAGCAATTTTTCATAAGCATCATGAGATTTGCTTGAAGTATCTGTGGCATCAGAATGAGCCTTGAGGAAGGTGGAAGCCTCATCAGTTGCCTTGGAAAGTGCTTTGTGTGCTGCTTCAAGTTTTGCTGCTCCAGCGCCAGCAATTGGAAGATCAATTCCAAGTTGCTTCAGTGCGCGAAGGTTTCCTTCTTGAGCGCGAGCAACAGCAGTGGCGGCAGTAGCCAAATCAATGTGCTTGAACTTTGCCAAATCTGCTGCGAGGGAAAGATCGTCAAGAGCCTTTTGTGGATCCTTGAGAGCAGTGGTCAGATTTCCAAGCGCTTCTTGAGTTTGAGCGTTGGTGAATCCGTATTGCTCCATTTGCTTCTGTGCTTTGCCAATTGGCTCGGCAAATTTTTCAAAACTTGTTCCAGCGTTCTTGAGCGCTGTTTCCAACTTGGCATGAGAAGCCTCGAACTTGTCTGCCATCTCCACGCCAAGAACGCCAACGCCAACAGCGGCAGCGCCTAAGCCAAAGAGTGCAGCCTTGCCAAAGCCAGCAAGTTTGTCGAATGATGACATTCCCTTGGCTTCTGTTGCGGACATCTCGGTTCGAGCCTCGCCCATTGCGGCGGTAAATTCAGAGACATTTGCCTTGAGTTCAACGAATACTGGTGGAAGCATTGACATCAGATGATTCCTCCCATTCGATCAACGGCGGCTGTCCAGCCTTTTTCATAATTTGCAAGCATTGTTGGTTCTACTGCTTCAACTGCTGGTCTGAAGTAAGGAAACTTTGCTTCGAGTGGTCGCTTCTTGACATTGTTAGGAGCAGCACCAATTCCAACGCCACCAGTCCAAGTGTTGCCAACCAGTCTTGGCTTTGCAGAACCGACTCCAGCATAAAGAACGCCAGTCATCTTTCCTGGAGCGCCAGATCTTGCTGAATGATGTTGCCCGGTCGTTCCTGGCACTTGATAATTCTTGCCAGTAATTTTGTTGGCTCCCTTTTGTGTCCAGCGAGGAGCGCCACGAAGATTCTTGCGAACAGCAGTTTTCAATTTGTTTTGATTGACTCGAAGAGCTGCCAGAGTTGCTTTGTCCACTCTGGCTTCTATCTCTTCAGTGACAGCCTTGAATTCCTTGACTCCATGCCAGACTGCTGTGATTGCTGTTGGCATCAAGCATCTCCATTCCGCATCTTGTTTTCCGTAACAATGAAAACTTCGTCAATGGCAAGAAGCCAGTCTAGCGTTGCCGCCGACTCTTCTTCGAGTTGCGATGGAGTGCAGGAAAGCATCTTGCAGAGCCGATAAATTTTCAGTTGATCAGGTAAGGGTTCCCGAACTGTTCCTCCCTCAAGCGCTCGACCTATGCGTCTGAGGGCTGAGTGGGGGAACTTGGATCATTACTCAATCCAAAGTTTGGAACCATTGATGTGACATTCTCGGCTGAAATCTTTTGGAGTAGCGCATAATCTTCCTGGACAAGTTCACCCAATGAATCAACGCTGATTGGCAATTCGAATGACCAAGATTCAACGCGAGCAACAATGAGCAAGTCATTGAGTTCATAAAATTGATCAACGATTTCTGAATTCATACCTGCTGCGACATCGGCAGGATCTTGATTCAGAGCCGCCTTTGCTTGTCCTCGACCAATAGCCATAAGAGCCTTTTCAACTGGTCGGCGCAACTTGACTGAAACTGCGGCTGGATCCCGAAGGATTGCCCAGCCGCCATTTGCGAGTTCAACTTTTTGTGACATTGTTTTCCCCTGTTCTTAGATTAGAGAGCAGAATCTGCTGTCTGATAAACGATTGTAAGTGGTTGGTTTGTGCCGTCATCATAAGCCTCGAAAGTCATTCCAAGATCAATGACACCAGGACCAGGAACATTTGGTGTGTCGGCATTGAATTTCGCTGCTGGGATTGTGATTGTCAACTTCTCTGCCTGACCATTAGCAATTGTTGCACCAGTGAAAGTGAGAACAAGAGCTGTGGTTGTATCGGCAAGATAAGCAGCAAGGAGTGTTGTATCTGTGAACTCTGCTGTCATCTTTCCTGAAATCTTGCGGAAGCCGTTGATGACTTGTTCTGCCTTGATTCCAGCAGATCCAAGATTGTAACGATCTCCCTTGAGAGTGTTTCCAACTGTCAATGTGAAATCCTTGATGTTGGCAACAGATGAGCCAGCAACAGTGATTGCACCTTGAGCGAAGTGGAACAAGTTGGAGATTGGTGAATAAGAAGCAGTTGCAAGTGAAGTTGAAGTTGTGAATGAAGCAGCATCAACTGTGAATTTTCCAGTTGCGATTCCACCAACTGCAACGCCTAATTCGAAGCCTTGAATCTTTGCTCCACCGATTGTCTTTGGGGTAACTGTTCCGCCGTATTGAGGAACGCCCACTTGAGCAGTGAAGGATCGAGTGTAGACATCGCCGAGGGTGAATGTGTAGGAATAAACACCTGTTGTCACTGTTGTTGGTGATGGTGAAGTTCCCATTGCTTGTCCGAGCAGTAATCCAAGCCCACGAGTTGGAAGATCAAGAACGATGTCACCAGTGACATCAGTTGTGGTCACAACGCGGCGCTGAGAGCGTGGAAGTTGTCCACCAGCACGAAGACCCATTCCAACTGCAACCTTCTTGTTGTAGTTGAGGTTCTCTGATGTGAATTCATAAAAGCGAGTTACTGTGACTGGTGTGTTGAATGTTGTTTCGGCTGCAATCCCTAGTTGCGAACCAATACCTGAGCCGATTGCCATTGTTTATCTCCTAGTTACTGGCAGCAGGGATTGAATCTGCTGGTGAGGTTGGTGGGGTTGGAGTTACTGAAGCAGACTTGACACCCTTGGCGGATGTCCAATTGCTTGTCTGTTCCAAGAGAGATGCTGCTGCCTCTTTAGAGACTTCAGCACTCTCGCCAGCCTTCACAACAAGATTGTTGAGGGCTGGAATAACCAGATCGCCAAGTGGCGAGATGTTTGTGATTGTTGCCATTTTTTTTGCTCCCTAGATTCTGGACTGATAGGTAATTGTAAAGAGAATTCCGACACCAACGCCGTTGGTTGTTTGACGATAGCGAATTTCGCCTTGTTCCATTGCTGAAAATTGAACCAGACCAGCAAAGGAGACATCAGTGCGAATTACTGATTCAACATTTCCAAGAAGTGTGAAAGCCTGAGTTCTGCGAGTGGCGATGTCTGAGGTTCCATTTGCTGACCATAGGAAGCAACTGAGAGAACCATGTTCGAACTTGCTGATTGCTCCGAGTGGTCGATATTCCTGACGAATTGATGAAGCTGCAACTTCATCTCCATCAAGATTTCCATCATGACCAACAGCGATTGCATCGCCTGGATAACTCATGTCAATTTCAATGCCATCGAAGATTCGAATTCCGGAAAGTGAAGAAGCGCCTTTGAGAGCATTGACAACAGCAGTGGTGAATGCTGGCATCGTTGAGGTTGCCATGAATTACGCCATCCCTGGGAAGGAAGTTGGATCCAAGAGTTCCATTGCTCGGCGAGGCAGAGAATAAGTTGGGGTTGAATAAAGTTCATCACCAGATTGAGTTCTGCTCATGACATTGATCGCTCCACGCTGGGTCTGCCATAAGTGACGAATGATTTCCAAGACACCTTGCTTGGCGCTCATTGGTGGGTTCACATATCCTGCAACATAAGTGATGGAAACATTGTTCATGCCTTGTGTCCAGTAGCCATAAGAGTTGGTCGCATAGAGCGTTCCAGAGCCGATGCGGTATAGGCGCTGCCCTGTGTAGTCGAGAACATAGTTTGAAGATGGAACAGTGATTCCATTCTCGGTCACTGAAGTGATGCTGATTGCCTTTGGATTGCGGATGCGGATGAATTCAGTGCCGCCATCGTAAAGTTCGTTCGAATAAGTTCTGCGACCCAGAACTTGCCCGACATAGGCTTCGGCAAGATCAGAGGAAGCATCGATGAAGGATCGAAGTTCTTCATCTTGAGAAATATCGCTGGCTGGGATATTGAGATATTCCTTTGCCTCAGATAATCCAACAATTCCCAATTCGTTGAAATCGCGCACCATGAAATCATCGGAGTAAGCGCTGGCATTTGTACCAGTAGCCGACCACTTGACTGCATGTCTTCCTGTTTGAGAAGGTTGAAAGTCGCAGTTGTAAAGCCCAGTTGATGGGTTAGTTACTGAGCCTGTTGAAGTTGTGCCATCTGGCAAAGTAATTGTGCAAGAAACCGCCGAAGCGTTTGCATTTGCGCCTGTTGAATCAGTAA